CATTATTGAGGATAAGAACAACCACTGCTGGGATGCGGTTAGATATGGTCTTGATGGGTATATCACACAAAAATCAAATGCAGGCCTATTGGTTCCAAAACGATTACTGAGGCGATAATGCAAGAAAACATGAAACTAGCCGTCAATCACATGGTGAGTGATGCGATAGCTCGTGCCCGTATGGCTTTGGTTAATCCAACCATGGGGCTTGATGCGAAGCGATCATCTGCTTGGTGTGAATACGGATTCAAACAAGACTTAACCTTTGAGGATTTATATAAGCTATTTCGCCGTGGTGGTATTGCCTTTGGTGGGGTAACGAAGCTCGTAGGTAATTGCTGGAAAACATCACCTCAAGTGATTGAGGGTGACAAAGCAGATAAGTACAAGAAAGAAACCACTTGGGAAGCTTCATTTAAAAAGTACGTGAACAAGCGTATCTGGAAAGCGTTCAAAGAAGCAGATCAGAAGCGTCTTGTTGGTCGCTATGCAGGCTTAATTCTTCATATCAATGATAGTGGGAAGTGGCATGAGCCTGTCACGAAATCAAAGTTACTTAAGAAAGCCACGCCAGCGTGGGCGAATGCAATTAAGCCGACTGACTGGGTGACGGATATTAACTCTCCTAATTACGGTCAACCTAGCATGTGGAAGTACACGGAGACGCTACCGAATGGCGGAACAAGAAATATCAATATTCATCCAGACAGGATTTTCATTTTAGGTGACTATTCAGTTGACGCTATCGGCTTTCTTGAACCTGCCTATAACGCATTTGTAAGTCTTGAAAAAGTTGAGGGTGGCTCTGGTGAATCATTCCTTAAAAACGCAGCAAGACAGCTAAATATCAACTACGAAAAGGAAGCCAGCCTTGATGAAATGGCAAGAATGTATGGCGTTGACATTGATGGGTTGCAGGAAATTTATAATGAAGTAGCAAGAGAGATAAATGCAGGTAATGATTCAGTTCTTGTTACGAAGGGCGCAAATGTTAGTCCTATGGTTGCAGCTGTATCTGATCCGACACCAACTTATAACGTCAATCTTCAAACCGCATCAGCCGCAATGGATATTCCATCCAAAATATTGGTTGGTATGCAGACTGGCGAAAGAGCCAGCACTGAAGATCAGAAGTATTTCAATGCACGATGTCAATCACGCAGAGAAAGCGAACTCTCATTTGAGATAGAGGATTTCATCGACCACCTAATTAACATCAAGGTACTAGAGCCTATCGGTGAGAAAACGGTTATTTGGGATGATTTAAACGAGCAATCATCTACTGAAAAACTAGATAGCGCTGAGAAGATGAGTCGAATTAATCAAACCGCTCTCGCTACTAGTGAGCCGGTGTTTAGTGTCGAAGAAATTAGGGAAGCGGCTGGCTATGAAAATGACAGCGAAGAGCCATTAGGTGAAACCGATGAAGATACAGAAGATAAGGACGGCGATAAGACCAGGAACGAAAGCTGACCCAACATCAGTCGATAAACTAGAACGTGGCGCAATGAGAGAGTTTGCGAAACGCATTCGGAGAATATCAAAAGGCTATATTCAACTTCTTAATAGGATCCCCTCTGAGCCAGTCGTCAATAGAAAATACCAATTCGATTTAGACCCTAACTATCTATCAATACTGTTGAGAGATGGCGAGCTAATGGTTGATGAGGTGCTTTTGAATGGTGGTGAGTTCGGTAACTTTCTTTTTCTCGAATACGTCAGCACAGCATACGAAAGAGGAACAGTGCAGCAGTACGCAAACCTAGCGCAACAATCAACTGCCTACGCAGCAACTCAACAAAGTGTTGCAACGATACTGATGAGTGATCCATATCAACTAAGAATGACCCTAGTTCGCGCTCGAGTGTTTGAGGAGATGAAAGGGCTATCTGGTCAGGTTAAAGCTGACATGGCTCGCATTCTTACGGATGGTATCGCGAGAGGGTTAAATCCTCGTGAAGTAGCGAGAAATCTAACCAATCAAACAGGCATTGAAACTCGCCGAGCTAATCGGATAGCAAGAACAGAGATAACAAGCGCATTGCGTAGGGCTCGTTTAGATGAAGCTGACGAAGCCAAGGAAATGCTTAACCTTGATACTTGTGAAATTCATATCTCCGCACTAAGCCCAACGACAAGAGCTAATCATGCAGCTAGACACGGGAAGATGTTTACGTCTGATGAGCAACGTGATTGGTGGGCTCGTGATGCTAATTCAATTAACTGCAAGTGCTCAACTGTAACCGTTCTTGTTGATAAAGACGGCAAGCCTTACAACAAGACTCTCATCAATAAACTGCTAGAGGAAAAAGAAGCCATGAAAGAACGTGGTTATCAATGGGTGGAGGAATAACTGATGCCAATTCAAGTAAATGTCACGACTAAGGTTAATAGCGCCTCTATTCGGCGTGAAACATACAACGGTCGTGATCACATTATTATCCCAAGTTACACGCTCCCAGCAAACGTCATTATGAATGGCGGCTTATATCCAGCCAGTGAGATTGACGCACATTATCGAGAATTGGAAGGCACTCCTGCTCCATTAGGCCACCCTACGCTTGACGGTCAGTTTGTATCAGCGCTTTCTTTCGAGGGGCTTAATGTTGGATATATCGGTGCGGCAAACAGAAATGTTTCCAAGGTCGGTAATCGCATCTATTTAGAAAAGTGGATAGATGTAGATAAGGCTAAAGAGTCAGAAGGCGGTAAAGAAGTTCTTCAGCGCGTCGAAGCGATTGAAAGTGGTGAAAGTTCAGAGCCAATTCACACGAGCGTTGCTGTCTTTCTTGAGCAGATTGAAGCAAACGAAGAACAGAAAGCACAGGGTTATAACTGGATTGCAAAGATACACAGCATGGATCATGACGCAATTCTGCTTTATGAGTCAGGCGCAGCAACGCCAACTCAAGGTGTTGGCATGATGGTTAATGCCGACCAAGCCACAGAGGTTAAAACTAACAGCGGCGCTCTGGTTGGTGAAACTTATCGTGAAAAATCTCATCGACTTGAAATGGCCGCCAAGAAGCAGTTCGTTGCTGGTGATGGTTATGTGTGGGTATCGGACTTCACAGACACTCATGCAGTAATCGTTATCGATGGGGGTAATGCAAAACTACATTCCTACACAAATGAAAATGGCAGCATCACCTTTGATACGCAAGGCGAAGAAGTTGAGCGTCAAGAGTCATGGGTGAAGGTTGTAACAAATAAACTTAAATCAGCTTTCAGTAAACCGCAGGCAAGCCCTGCAATAAATAACAGCACGGAGGGCGACATGCCTTTAACTCAAGAAGAAAAGAAAGAACTCGTAGGTGATATTACTCAGGCATTGGCTGCAAACTTCGCTGAGCAACTAAAGCCAATTAACGAAAAGGTTGATGCATTACAGGTTAACCATAAGAAGCTGGAAGAATCATTAACCGCAAACCAACGCGCAGAAGAAACCGAAATGCGTAAAGTAGTTGCCGAAAAATACGGTGAAGTAGTTGCAAACTCATTGCAAGGTCAGGCGCTGATCGACATGCATAAACAAATTGGTGACGCAGCAAGTTTGGCTGGCAATTCAGGTGCTCAACAAGAGCAAACTGGCGCACCAGATCCAGCAGCATACTTTGGAGGTGCTAAATAATGGCTACTAGTCGCTATCGCCGTGTAAACCTTGACGGTAAATCAATCACAGAAACTCGTGCAGCAAAAGCGGTTACGTTGCCTGGCACTTTTGTTGTTATTAACGCAGACAATGAGTTTGCTCAAGCTACTGCATTATCAGGGCGCATTTATGTAGCTAATCCAGCATATCACCAAGGACTATCTATTCGTGATGGCATTCCTGCTGGTGATTCTCTGGTTGGCGAGCATGTAGAAGAAGGTCGAGAACTGGCTGTATTAGTTCCTGCTGGCACTTACAAAAAAGACTCTCCGATCAAGCTTGGTGCAAGCGGTAAAGGCGCTCTTGCATCCGCTGATACAGAATCAGTAATTGGCTACTCTCAGGATGAAGTGACGCTAAAAGCTGATGATTTCATTCGTGTTCGCTTTCGTGTTGGCACTGTGGCTGCTGCGTAATTAAAAGGAAAAAACTATGTTTTATACTGCTGAAACTTTAGCAACAAATAGCCGACTGCAACGCCAGTGGGATAGCCTATGGGCTACACGTAATATTTATAACACGCAACATAACCTGATGATTAACCAATATCAAAGCGTTATGGATGGTGAGACTTTAGCTGCAAACAAGTCAGGCGGTTTCTCTAAGGACTTTTGGAAAGAAGTTGATAACAACATTATTCAGTTGCGCGACCAAGAAACAGGCATGGAAATCGTCAATGATTTAATGGGCCTGCAAACAGTGTTGCCAATTGGCAAAACAGCGAAACTGTATAACGTGGTTGGCGACATTGCTGATGACGTATCAATCAGCATTGATGGTCAAGCGCCATACTCTCATGATCACACCGATTATGGTTCTGACGGCGACCCAATTCCAGTATTTACCGCTGGCTTTGGTGTTAACTGGCGTCATGCGGCGGGGTTAAGCACAGTTGGCATTGACCTTGTTCTTGACTCTCAAACTGCAAAAATGCGTCAATTTAATAAGAAAGTAGTTAACTACTTCTTAAATGGTGATGCATCAATTAGCGTGGAAGGTTATAAAGGCCAAGGCCTGAAAAATCACCGCAACACAGCGAAAATCGACTTAGGTGCTTCTGGTGCTAATATCGATTTAACTACTGCTGATTTACCTGCATTGTTAGCGTTCTTTGGTTTTGGTGGTGCGTTCGGTCAGACTGCATTCAACAACAAAGTGGACGCTTACGATGTTATGTGGGTGAGTTACGAAGCATGGGGTAACTTAATCAAGCCTGTGGTTGTTTCTGTTGGTGCTGGCGCAGGTAATAGCGTGGTAAATGGTCGCATTATCGATACATTACTACCGTATGCTGGAGTGAAAGAAATTCGCCCTACTTATGCGCTTAAAGGCTCTGAGTTTATCGCTTATCAACGCCGTAAAGATGTAGTGACTCCGTTAGTTGGTATGGCAACAGGTGTTGTTCCTAAGCCTCGCTTTATGCCACAGGAAAACTACAACTTCCAAATCATGAGCGCGGCAGGTCTGCAAATTACTCGTGACGGTGACGGTAAGTCTGGCGTGGTTTACGGTGCTAAACTGAGTTAAGGATCTGCAATGGCAAAGTACGAGGTTATTATCCCTTGGCATGGTGTCGAAAAAGGTCAGGTGGTTGAGTTAGAAAATCTTCATCCAGCCTTTAAGGCTAATGTTAGAGCATTATCTAATGATGCTGCTGAATTGGTTCCAGCCACACCAAAAGCCAAGTCTAAAAAAGACAAAGACGAATAGCCGCGAAAGCGGTTTTTTTATGCCCTCGAAAGGGGGCTTTGCTTTGTGAGGTAATCATGATCACAAAAGAGCAAGCCAAAGAGTACCTGACAGGTCAGGGAATAGAATTGCCTGATTTTATTCTCGACGCACTTATTGAGCAGGTAGGCAGTATTCAAGAGTGTCTTGATAAACACTATCCATCAGCAACCGCACTATTAATCCAGATGTATCTGCTTTCACTTATGGCACTTGGTCAAGGCGATAAGTATATCAACTCACAAACAGCACCTAACGGCGCATCACGCTCATTTCGATATCAATCGTTTGGTGATAGATGGAAAGCGGCTGCGTCACTACTGCGTGGTTTGGATAAGCACGGCTGTGCAAATGATTTAATACCAACCGATCCAACTCAAACTGCTCATGCTGGTTTGTGGATAGCGAAAGGTGGCTGTATGTGTAGGGTGGCGTAATGAGTTCAGTTGCAAATTGGGCTTACACCTCATGGGCTACTTTATGGCGACCAAACGGAAAAGATAAATACGGCAAAGTTACTTTCTCTGAGCCAGTTCATTTTCTTTGTGGTTATGGTAGCGAGCTTAAATCTGGAAAGTTGGATATTGGTTCTGAAATCACCATCAAGTTAGTTTTCTGGACTGAGTATGCCGATGCAAAGAAAGGTGACTTTATCACTATCGGCAAGCACTCAGGTGATCCGTTATCTGTCGGCGCTGATGAAATCAAATTCATCAAACGTGATGAGGATTTATTCGAGCATATCGCGGATGACTACACTCTGATAACGGCGGTGTGATATGGGAGTAAAAGTAAGGGGTATTTCTCAGGCTAACGCAAACCTTAGAGCACTTGTTGGTGATATACAAGGTAAGAAAGTGATGAGAGCTATTCAGTCTGCTTTGTTGATTGGTAGTGCTCAGGCGGCTATATACACACCTATTGATACATCAACACTTATCAACTCCCAATTCAGGGAAGTCACTGTTAATGGCACTCGCGTTACTGGTCGTGTCGGATATACAGCAAACTACGCGGTTTATGTTCATGACCCTACAATCAAGCAAAACTTTAGGCGCTCAAGTGCTCGTAAAGAGTTTTTATCTCGTGGTTTTGAAGATGAACGCAAGGCTATTGATGACGCAGTGAGACGGGAGCTTCAAATATGATACATGAGAAGTTTGAGCGCTACTTAAACAGAGGTAATTTACTCGATGGTTTCATCGTTCAATATCTAACGTGGAATGAGCAACAAGACGAAAAGACTCAGCAATATGCTGTTATTCAGCCTGATGATGGTAGCGGTCGATTTGCTGATTTGGGTGCTGATGATTTCGTGACGCTTGTTTTGGTATCAGCACAGTATGATCCTGAACCAACATTGATAAGAGCTAATGAAATTATAAACTTTGTCGCTGAATTCGCCGATGACTGCGAACTCAATTCAATCTACAACTTAGGCGGTCTACCAAGACCCATACCGACAGAAGAAGGACGGTTTATCCTTAAGCTTTCTTTCCGCTGTACATCTTAAATTAAACACATCTCAATAGGTCGCATAAGCGGCCTTTTTTATTTGCAAATAAAGAGGTTATAACATGGCACAATGCCCTGATGATAAAGGCCTAGTGATGGGTAACGCAGGTATTCTGCGCATTGCAAAAGGCTGTCCTGACCAAGTACCAGCACAAGATCAATTCTTGCGTTTAGGCGCGCTAACAAGCAAGTCATTCGATTTCGGCATGGAGACGGTGACATCTAACGCTGATGATACTAAAGGTTTAACTGAATCAATTGTTACTGGCGCTGACTTTACCATTAGTTTTGATGGTGAATTAAAGAAAGCTGGTGTAACCGGTTCTACTTCTGCTTTTGATATCGCTAAAGAAATCCTTGGTGAAATCAAAGCAAGTCGCCAACCAACATATTGGGTTCAACTCGATATGAAAGGAGATGGCTCTGATGTTGTTCAGGGTTATATGGCTTTCACATCTTGGTCAATGGAATTTCCAACAAAAGAAATTTCCACTTACTCAGGTGAATTGAAGGTCTATGACTCAGACACCGTTGAGTGGTTGCAAGAAGAAGTTGTTGTTTAAAGTGTCGCAGTAGAGCCAGCAACTCTGTCTGTAAAAGTGGGTGAAACTAAGACATTTACTGTCAAGTTCACGCCAACCGATGCGACGAACAAAAACTACACTGCTGTAAGCGATAAGACAAACTTTGCAACGGTTACTCAGCTTGTGAATGTGGTTACTGTGCGTGGTGTAGCGGAAGGCACTGCAAACGTTACTGTCACATCCGAAGATGGTAGCAAAACAGCAAAATGCGTGGTCACCGTTACCACTGCTTAATATTACAAAGGGTGCTTTCGAGTGCCCTTGATAATATTCAGGAGGGATTATGACGCCTATTTTAGAGATCGGTGAGATGGTTATCTCTACTGATAAAAAGGATTACTTATTTAGACCATCGTTCATCAATATGACAAGAATTGGTGAGCCTAAACAGATTGTGAGTGCGTACGGTCAGCTAAATGGCACAGAGGCACAAGAGTTAATTACACGCGCCTTAATGAATTACAGGGTTATTCCTGAGTGGTTAATAAAAGCCATTAGCAAGCCGACATACGGGCGTAATATCCTACAAACTGCAATGATAGTGATGCAGGCATGTTGTGATGATGATTGCTCTGAAATTATTGGTGAATGGAAATCAGGTAAACGAGGCATTATCTATAAAAACGGCAAGATGCCAATCGCTGACATTATCGTCGTTGCCAGAGAATTATTTACTCACGGCATTATCGGTAAAGCGAAGATCCGCAAACTTCAACGCAATGAGGGTAAAAACGAATTCTCAGATGAGTTCATGGCAATTGACTACATTAGTTCTGCTCGTGCTCACTTTGGTATGAACCGTGATGAAGCCGAGCAGTTAACCATGACTGAGTTTCAGATGATGCTCAAAGCTAAATATCCTGATGAGAAAGGCTTCACAAAAGAAGAATATGACAACATCATGAAGCAGGATGATAAACGCAATGATGAGCTGATCAGTGGCAAGCGTCGATTGGTTAGCAGGAAGAGAAAGTAGCCCATCCTTGGGCGTTATGTTTACTTGATTAATACAGGATGTTTCCCGTTTAAGCTTTCCTGTAACCGAATAAGGATTGAATATCCATCTTGGAGTCGGTCACGCAATCTGTAAGCAATCGGCGAATCGACACCAACAAGAGCAGGATATAATTCAACTTTCCATGCGGTGTATATGGCTTCGTAATGTTTAGCTAGCGCATTTACGTGGTGAGCATCCATATCACGATTGGCTCTCTCTTGAGTAACTTCTCGCGGGGTTTCTTTAGGAATGTATTCACCTTCCAAAGCATCAAGATAAGAGATTGCCAGCGGTATCTGCTCTGGTAATAATTCATTGATATGTTCAACGCCGAACTCTTTGTGAATATGTTTCCAAATATCAGGGTAAATATTACCAACCCCATGAGCAATTAAGCGCTCTGCTGTTTGGCGTAAAGGGATCAGTTCTTTGGCTGTTGATTGGCGAAAGTTGGTTTTTTGCTTAGCATCTTCTTTCTTAGTAAAGTAAAAATCCTCTAGCGCTTCGAAAACATCCCACGCTTGATCCGTGTCTAACATTTTTGCATGACGAGCTGCGCCTCGCTCAGTCCAAAGTATAAGGCTTCTAACCTTGGTTGATATTTGTAACTGACTCATTGTCAGTCGCAAATTATTAAGAGCATCACCGACAATCTTGAAGTAATGCTTGCCTTCGATAAAGCGTTTTTTATTACGTTTAAAATTTTGCTGAATATTATTAATTTCAGTTTCATAAACGTTAGCTAAGAGCTCGGTAGTAATTACGCGAAACCCGTTATGTTGAACAGGTGGTAAATTTTGAACAGTTAATGTGCTCATGCCGCTACCTCCGTGTTTAATAATTTAGCTAGTTTAGATAAACCTTTTGCTGTGACACGAACTTGTGATACTTGCTTATCTTCACCAGTAGAACTTTTAACAACAGTGACTTTGTGCTCAAGCAATCCTTGTTGGATTTTATCTTGATACGCAATCCAAGCTGTTCCAATACGGCGATAGATCCATTTGCTATGACTCATTAAGTCAAACAGTGATTTAGGTTTAACTTGCAATTGCTTGGCTGCATCAGTAATACATAGAGAACCTTCTGCTTTAGCGATACGAGTTAAAGCGTCAACATCAGGCTTCATTTCTTCGACTTGGTGCTCAAGATGCATAACCTTTTCGGTGTAAGAAATTAAAGCATCGCGTAAGAAAGCAGGGTCATTAAGCGCGACTATTGGATCAATAGATGGTTTAGCTTTGCCAGTTTCAAGGTCGTACCAGCGCTTAATTACTGCAGCACGGCGCTTTAAGTCGTAACCAGTGATAAGAACTTCAGTGTGGTAACGGTCAAGGTTAAATTCTGAAACGTAACCACGAGAATCAATGGTTATAGAGATGCCGCTAGATAATGTAACTTTCTGATTTTTATAATGGTCGAAATCACGACCATCTTTTTTGATACCGTAAAGTTGCTCTGTCATATTCCAGATATCAACGTGAATATGTTTGACTTGCTTGTTTGTGAGCTCAGCAATCTCACGGCTAGACATGGTGACAACTTGGTTAGTAGTTGTTAAAGTATTCATGACGTTATTTCCTATGTGTGGCGTGACGTTATCAGAAGCCCCATTGATGGCAGTCTTTGGGGTTTCGTCCTTATACTGCTGTGTTACTATCATTTTTTTCATCTCCTTGTAGTGATTTTACTAATCGCTGAATAATAGCGGCATTTATTGATAGCCCTTCTTTATCTGCTTTTGACTTAATCGCTAGTTTAATGTTTTCAGGTATCCTTAAAGGGAATACGCTCGGCTTTGCTTCTTTCATTGCTTTCTCCAGTAGCATCAAAATGATGTTATGACATCAATATAACATCATTGAGAGCGCTGTCAATATGATGCTATTCTATTTTTTAAAAATTTTTGTGGAATAGGTATATGAGCGAACAAGAAAGCAAAGAATTTATTGAGAGATTTACAGTTAGGATGCCCACAGGAATGAGGGAGGAGATAGCGAAGATTGCTGATAAAAATGGGCGATCCATGAACTCTGAAATAATAAAAATATTACAAGAAGCTATTGATAAAGAACTTCACCCAGAAAAATGCATTCCAGATGAAACTTTAGCTATAAAGCTAAATAAAATGACTGACACGCTTAACAGGCTAGAACTCATGTTCACAAGCGAAAAGGAAGCGAAAGAGGCTGGGCTTGTAATAGCTAGGGGCAAGAAAAAATAACAATTTGCTCCCATTTGCACCACAAACAGCTAAACTAATAACAAATTAACTAACGAGGATGGTGTTGTGAGGAAAATATTAGTTACATCTATCGGAGTGCTTTCTTCCTTGTCTATTTTATTTAGTGCAAGTTCTATTGCCAAAGAAAATATAAAAATATCAGATGTTGCAAAAGCAGCTTGTGTTAATCATAAAGATAAAGAATCGTGTGAAGGTCTTATCATCGCATCAATGGGGCATGCTTTTGATCAGGGAAGAATTAGCATGGTTTGCGATTTAATGCGCGAATCTGGGGATAAAATACCAGAAGAGCAAAAAGATAGATGTGATGAAGCGAATGAAATGTTACTAGATGTACGAAGTGTAAAATATTAACCAGATATATTAACAACCTCAACCCTGCCAATCGGCGGGGTTTTTTATTTTAAGGAGCCGATAAATGGCAAATGTAGGCGAAATCGTTTATCAAGTTCAAATGGATGTTCGGCAATTGCTTACATCGCAACAGCAGTTAGAGCAACGCCTTAATCGTATGGATAGTAGCTTTAACCGAACGTCTCAGTCAGTAAATAACACAGAGCGTTCAATGCAGTCTCTATCCAAAGTCGCAGCGGCTCTGACTGGTTATTTATCGGCTTCAATGGTTGCCAGTTACTCCGAGGCGTGGACTGAATTAAACAACAAACTATCTAACTCAGTTCGCGCAAGTGAATCACTGATTGATGTCACACAGCGAGTATTTGATATCTCTCAAGCAACGCGATCTAGCCTTGATGCCACAGCAACACTCTACGCGCGATTAGAGCGAGGAACGAGAGAATACAACACATCAGCAGCTGACTTGGCAAAATTAACATCAATTATTAACCAAGGTTTTATCGTCTCTGGTGCTACTGCGCAGGAAGCAGAAAACGCCATTATTCAGCTATCACAAGGCATCGCCTCTGGCGTTCTCCGTGGTGAGGAATTTAACTCGGTAGCGGAACAGGGTAGCCGTTTGATGGTTGCACTTGCTGATTCACTAGGAGTAAGTATAGGTCAGCTTCGTAAAATGGCAGCAGAAGGCAAGTTGACCACTGATGTTGTTGTAAAGGGGTTATTGTCTCAGGGGGATGCAATCGGTAAGGAGTTTGCCAAAACCACTCGAACAATGTCACAGGCTTTCCAAGAGGCTGGGAACAACCTAACCAAGTTTCTCGGTGAAAATACAACAATAAAATCAACCATCAGTGCGTTTAGTGATGCTGTTATTACTGTTAGTAAGAATTTAGATGAGCTTAGTTCTGTCTTGACGGTAATCGCAGCGGTGGTTGGTTCAAGATATGTTGGCGCGTTGGCTATGGCTACCAAGTCAAAAATTATGATGGCAGCAGCTTCTCGTCAAGAGTCAGTCGCCACACTGCAATCAGCAAGAGCAAGTGAGTATGCTGCAAATATGTCAGTCAGAAAGGCTCAGGCTGATTTAGCCTCCGCTAGATCTGCTGTTGCTCTTGCTCAAGCAGAGTACAACGTTGCAAAAGGAACCTTGGCGGAAGCAACCGCTCTTGATAACTTAATCGCTAAAAAATCATTAGCCTCAAAAGCTGCAATAACATTAACCCAAGCAACCCAAGCGCAAACAGCAGCAATGGCAAACTCAGCAGCCGCAGCAAGAGCTGCATCATTATCTATGGGTTTGTTACGTGGTGCTATGGGAATGTTAGGTGGCCCTGCTGGTGTGGCCATGTTAGCTGGTGCCGCAATCTATTACTTCTATCAGAAATCAGAGCAAGCAAAACAAGAGGCTAGAGATTTTGCTGATAGCATAGATCAGTTAACAGTAAAATTAAAAGAGCTTTCATATCAAGAGATTGCTAGAGATGCTCAAGATGCTAGAGACAAACAAGAGCTACTACGCCTTGAGATGAAAGAGCAGGAAAAACAGCTATCAGCATTAAGAGCTCAACTTGAATTACAAAAAACAGCATTAAAAGACCAGCCAGAGCTTATTGATAAAAACACCACAAGGATCTTGCGTGAAATTACAAAGCTTGAAGGTGATTTATCTACAAATAGAAAGCGTCTAGAGTTAACCACAAAATACCTCACAGACGCTCAAGATGAATACAACAGGAAAGCAAAAGAAGCCATTGATTTAAGTGTTAAGAGTGCAACAACTCTTGATATTGAAAAGTCAGCTCTTGGTAAATTTACTCAGCAAATAAGAGAGGCTACTGGCGCAAAAGGTGAATT